CAAGCATTTTAAGAAATGCTATAATGGTTACAGTTAAAAGAAAGAGGTAAAGAAAATGATTATTAATAATCAATATGTTATGACTATGCAATCAGGAATGAACATGAAAGATAAATTGGTAAAACTTGCTAAAAGCCAAGGTTTTACAGATAGAAACACATGTATTTTTGTAGGAAAAGCAAACTTAGAAGAAAAAGGGTTACACTCTTATATAGAGGGAACAAAAGAAGTCTTGAACGTTGAAGATTTTGAAGAATTCTCAGATTATTCAGGACACGAATATGTTGGATATTGTGGAAATGAAAATGTGTATTTGTATAAATAGGAGGACTAACATGATAGCAAAATTTCAGATTATTCTTGAGGGGGTAACACCCCTTAAGATACAATGTATAGATAAGTTTCCAGATGAAAAGCTGGAAGGTGAAAAACAGTTATATTTCAATCGTGGATATAAAGAAATCCATGACAACTATTTTAAACATGATAAGTTAAACAATTTGATTATTTTTGAAAATGTTAAAAACCTTAAATTTTCAAAATATAAACATTATTGTTTAAAATCAGCTTACGAACGGTTCATACAAGGAAGAGAGGGATATTAAAATGGATGCACTAGATAAGATTTTTCCGACTGAAATAGAAAGGGCTAGAAAGATAGTTAAACAATATTATTTTGATGGTTTCCCGATTATTTCAAGAGACTACGCTATTAAACGTTTAAAACCTATTATAGACGATATAGAGGGCTTTGAACCACATTATTTTAATCTATTTGATGTTGAAGAACATTTCCAACCAGATGGTTCAAGGGCTTATAAAGGTATTTTAGAAGTAACATATTTATCAGTGGAAAGGGAATTATATAAATTAAGGTATTAATCTATGAAAAAATCATACAATAAATTAAACAAGCACGGGCGATTCTTATTCTGGTGGTTCACGTCATCAACATTTCTCTTTATATTGATTATAACAGGGTTTCTATTGCTATTTTCATCTTTAAATAATTACCAGAAAAAGATTGAAAGTCAGCAATCAACCATTAGCAAGTTAAAGCGTGAAAACGATAGCCAGACGGCATCTATTTTGCGCCTAGTCGCTCAATTAGAAAATAATGGAGGATAACATCATGGAACATGAAACAAAGCTACAAGAGCAAGAATTAGCCTATCTATACACGCTAAAACTACAAGAGGGTATTGATAAACTTAACAGTCTTATTGCCGGTTCTGCAAGGGGTCTTATATCACCTTATCAGATGGTTGAGTCTGGGCATTATTTCGTCATGGAAATGATTGGTAAAATGGTAAGTGAATACCCTCAATCAAGGCGAAAAGTTGACCTTCAAAAGTCCATTGATAACACTAACAACGAGTACAGGATAACAGGCTATCATACACGCTATATAAACGCTAAACAAAATGAATTGTTATATTTTGAGAAGTATCTCGAACTTAATAAAGTCCTTTCTGCCCTGTGCTCCCTTGCACTTGACAATCCAGATGATGACGCTTACAAAATTATTTCAGACTATAAAAGCTAGTAGATTCATTCTACTAGCTTTTTTCTGCTATGTTTTTGTTATGCTACGGTTATCAACCCATCAGGTTGGATTGTAAAGCTTGGTTTATCAACCATTGCGCCATCTTCTTTCATGAAGTACCATCCATCATTATACTTGATGAATTGATTAGACACCATTTGCCCGTTTTCATTCGTGAGATAATACCACTCATTTTTATACTTGACCCATCCAGTAACCATTTTGCCGTCATTGTCAAGATAATACCACTTATTATCCACAAGAACCCAGCCAGTAGCCATCTTACCACGATTATCAAAATAATACCAGTTATCTTGATACTTGAACCATTGAGAGGTTAGGATATACCCTTTAAGGTCAAAATAGTACCACTCACCAGCTATTTTTTCCCACTTATTAAATGGAAAACCGCCGTTAGCACGTAAGAACCACCATCCTTTGCTATCCTTTCGCCATCGTCCAGCAGGCTTTTGCTTGTCTTCTTCATCGTCCAAAAGCACTATATTTTTATCATAAGGGTTACTTGAATATTGCCACCATCGTATCCCGTCCATACTCGGGAAATACTCAAAGTTAGCTGTACCATCATTTAACCCATATCCAGCAACCCAAAGAGAATTTGGGAATTTTTCAATAATTTGCTGGTAGTCCACGTTAGAAAGGGTAAACGGTTTATAACTATAATAAATAGGGTTATACCCAGCATCAGCAAGAATTTGCATGAACTTGATACAAGCATCTGTATTTGCTTGCACGTCGTCGCTTGCGTGGTCTTCATAGTCTAGGACAAGATAAGGAACTGTAACGGGTACATTTTCAAGGAAGTATTTAGCTTCCTTTTCAGCTTCTTCACTATCACCACCAAACCAAGCGAAATGATAGAACCCGATAGGGTTTGACTGCTCAATTTGAGCAGACAAGCAAGGGTTTAGATAACTTGTACTTTCTGAAATTTTGATGATGGTATTTTGTGTACCCATTTCTTCTAAAATCCCTGAAATGTCGTAACCGTTATGACTGGATACATCTACGAATAAATCATTCTTTTTCATTGTTTTTCGCTCCTTTAAACGCTTCCATGAGTTCTTTTCCGCTATCCAACTGCGCTGTATATTTTTGAAGTTCTGATTGAACTCGGGCGGTCATAAACTTAGGGATATAAACACCCATAACAGCAAGGTTTTCAAGAATAGATAATACATAGTATAGATTAATGATAACTAGTAGTACTTGACCTAAGGGCATAGCGTTTACATAGGTCAAAAACACCGCTACAAAGTAGTAAAAAATAAATGTAAGTGTATGCTTGATAACACCTTTTAAACCAGTCCAGCTATCAGAAACTTGCCATTTCCAAGCTTTGAGAAACCCTGTCAAAAAGTCAAACAGGATAAGACCGAATAGAATTGCGACATAGTCGCTTTTTGCGACATTTAACATAATATTATATAACATGATTGATTACCTCAAGAAATTTATTTTTAGTCTCTAAATCTTCATAAATAAACATATTATGGAGATAAAGACGTTTTAGATTTTTGGCTAGTTCGCTAGCCTTATTTAAGTAAGTGAAACCGTCTTCTACTTGCTCCACTTCCAAGCAAAATGCTGTTAAGTTCTTATCAAAACCTTTAGCGATGTATACCATATTGTCTATATAGTAGCCTGTTAAGAAAGTTCCATCACAATAGAAGCTATATAACCGAGATTTTAACCCTTTTATTTTAGCTATGTTCTTATCATTTTTAATTTGGAACTCGTTATTGGCTACGCTGTCATGGATACTAGACTTACTTAGTAGCTTATAAAATCCGCTCTCTTTTTCCTCGTCACTCTCAAAAGCAGAGTGTGGAGGGAACTCTATTAAACTAGCGTATTGTTTCAGATTGTGGAAACGCTTGCCTTTATCATCATAAAATTTAAAGAAGGCAAAATACGGATTATTAAAGTTACTAGCATTTGATAGCAAGTAAGCGTGGCATCCATCACGACGACGAAAAACCGAAAAGATAAAGTTCAAAAGCGCTTCCACTTCGTTATCAAGATACCTTTTTTTACTGGTAACATCGATGAGAACCTCATCATATAAGATGCTCATAACCTCATCATATTCAGACCCTTTCAAGTCAACCCAAGTCGAAAGGCTTTTAAGATAACAAACAATTTTCCCGTTCAAAATAATCTTAGTTGACGATAGAACCAAGGTATTTTCTTCCTGTTCCATGTTGTCCGCTCTAAAGATAATTTTAGTATGGATTTTACTAGCATCACTATCTATAACCTCAAAATTTGTAAATACTTGTTTCAAAAGTTCTGTTGTGAAAAACTTGTCTTTGTCTATTCTGTCAAGCTCCGACTTGTTCCGCCTTAAATAGATGAACTGCTCACCTTTTTCAATGAACCTTTTAAACAGGTATTTCTTCATTCCAAATGTTTTCCCGATACCACGCCCACCGATGACAAAATTAAGATACTGATTATAACTTAACATTTTTTGGGGGTTATACCATTTTTCTGTTTGTTTTATGGAAATCACTCCTTTCTATCCTCATTATATCATACTTTTAAAAGTTCGGGTTATTTTTCTTAATATCAAACATAATCTTATCTTCCTTGACTGCTTCATAGTTCCAAACCCGTACACCACTTTGAAAAATAGCCATGATAGCGTTGATATGGCTTTGGTTGGCTCTCAAGCTTCCAAGGTTCAAGTTAATCATCTTGATATAATTAAACCGTTTTCGGTGTTTCAAAATATTCATAACATTGTTAGAAAATACATTTACTAAAACACCGTAACATTTTATATATTCGTTTGCTCTAGCTAAAATTTCTTTTTGAGCTAGCGAAACTTTCCAATATACATCCGTCAATTTATTTCCAGATTGGAAACTCAAATCATTTCCTATCTGTTGCACGCTGATAGGTTGGTTCTGTAAGTCTGACATACTAGCGTTATAAGCTCTGATAGATTGGTCAAGTCCAATTTTAGCTTGCATATTGGCAAGGGCGTTTGATTGATTGTTTAAGGCGTTACTAGTTTCAGTAAATCCTTGCTGTGTCACCTTATTGTTGTACTCGCGGTTTGCATTAAATACACCTACTCCAGTCTTAGCAAGCCCACCAACTGCGCCACCGAAATTCCCTGTAAATAGGTTTGTTCCAGCTTCCATCAAGCCACTGATACCAGCAGACCACTGGGCAATATTAGCGCTGTCAACTGCGTATTGTGCATTATAGCTTGCAACTGCGTTCGCTTGAGACACTTTTTTATTTGAAAGGTCAATGTTTTGTTTTAACATTTCCCTGTTCTCTTTAAAGGTAAGCTGTGTATGCTCCATTTGATTTTTATGTGTTTGAATGTAAGAAGCTTCTACATCATTCAAAATAGCTAGGTTTTTTCCTGTAACATCATTAAAACCGTACTTGAAATGCTCTGGATTGTGTCTTGCCCATGTTTGATTTTCAATATTATGTATATCAAGACCTCCATATTCTGGATTATTAGCATTGTTATATTCAAGAAAATTAACATGCGCTTGGTTAGAATCGCCTAAAGACCCACTCACAATCACCTTGTATTTCCGTTCAGGGTCAAGACTTCGGGGTAAATATTGGGGTTGATAAACATAGCCATTCCCGTATAAATCGTACAGCTCAATTTCTGTAAATTCGCTGTTGAGTAACTGCATTTCAGCTATTAGGTCATCTTTACCCATATATGAGCGCAACCCCTCTTGTATCTGATTGTAAGCGATTTCAAGGAGGTTAGGAACTTCAAAGCTAGAGACTTCATAATTAAAGAACCCGTATACCTCAATCAGCATGGCTTCCACGTCAAAGGCTTGCCGTGAGTATGTACCATTTCCGAGGTCTTGCCCTCCCGTGTCTCCTGTGACATTTCCAACCGTACCACCAGCTACGACTTCGGGCGGATAGATAATGCTCTCAATATTATCCACCGTGTCTATACCCGTTCTTTCAGTCGTATAGTGTGACCAAGCATAGTTTTGCTCTATGACATCATAGCTTGAGCCATTGACTGCTGAGATAACGGCTGTATGCCCCCAGATATTCGTACTAGTTGGCTTATAATTGACAATACAGCCTTCTCTTAAATCACTAAAAGAGGGGTCAAAGAGGACTTTCCAACCTACACTAGACCAGTCATAGTCTCCGCCGATATTCGATGCAGACATACCCCGTTGTGTATCGCTTCCGCTGGCTTGACGTCCGCTCCCGTTTGGGTTTGGTGTGTTGATACCACCTCCAAGGTTACACCCTCCAAGCATTTCAGAGTATAAGGCTACTAACCCATAACACTCCCCCGAACCTATAGTAGTGCCTACCTTTGATTTTATAGTATTTAACGCCTTAAGGGTTTCTTTTGCTTCGCTCATTTTAACCTACCTTTCTTAGTTCATCTTCAACTGTTGAGAGCCAATTTTCAGCCTGTGCGATGCGTTCGCTTTCTTTGTAGTCTACACCCTCCCAATTATTCATAAAGTCGCTGGCGTTTGCGCTGGCGCTGGCGCTGGATGATGCTACACGCCTAAAAACTTCGCTTCGGCTTTCCGAGTTCATAAAGCTAAACTGTAAACCAAAATCCCAAACGGACTTCCCTTGTTCTTTAGCATAAGCAATCAAGGCTTCACATCGTGGGCCTGTCCATTGTCCAATTCCCATACCTATCCAGTGTTTACCATCTGAACCTAAATACCCACTTTCATTTAGTGAAATATCGTACAAGCCAGCGAAAGCGCTCCAGCTACCAAGTAAGTTCTCTGCTGTTGGTTCAGTTGCCATCTTGTCGTATTCGTAACCCGTTGCATAGTCCGCCTCGTACTTCTTAGCGGTGACATTGCTTTCAGCCGAGAAATTCCCAATTATACCAGCGATACCCGTAGCGGTTGCATCTGGTACAAGTTTCTTGATTAACCTTGTAACCAGTCTAACCCGACTCTCTTCGGTTGAAATATCTCCATCATCTGAAACACCTCCACCATAACCACCTGAGGGGCGATAGGTGCGTGTGTTTTTGCTTCCAATTTCAACCACTTCACCAATTAAATCGGTTAAAATTTCCACGTAGGTCTTACCGTCGTCATGTTTTTGCAAGCGGTAACGGATACCGATATTTCTTGACAAATACATATTGACAATCTGGTTCACGGTATTTCCTGAGTTTTGCTTGATACCAAATAAATGTTTGTAAAGGTTTTCAAGTTGGAAAGCTGGATATTTATTCCCGTTGAAAACAAAAGGAAGGCTTGACCAACTTTTAATGTTTACAGGGATAAAAAAGTATTTAAAAGATTTCTGCATTCCTGAAAAACTCATATTTTTTGCTAGGGGTTTCTTAGTTGTGAGCGAGATTGTCGGCTTAGCGACTACTACCAACCATTCAATTTCAATCCCGACTTCACCAGCAGAAACGGCGTACTTAGTACCAACTGAAAACCCTTGCTGACCATCCTTAATTGAGCCCAAGTCATTGGGGAGGGTTTCTTGCTCAACCTGTCCGATAATACGGTTTTCCTTCAATTCATGTTGATACGTATTCCAGACATCCACCTCATAGATAATCCTTGTAGCACCCTCGTTCAAATAAACACAATCAAACACAAAGGCGTAGTAGGTGCGCCCGTTGTTGATAAAGCGCATATAAGTCACGTTCTCATACTTTTCAACTCGTCCAGAAACCACGATAGACCCGTTTCTCTGGATATACTGAAATTCATTGTACTGATAGACCAGCTCTATATGCTTGTTTTCCTCAGTGAAAAAAGCTTCCATGGCTTCCTTGCTCTCAAAATTGAGTACATTTGCATAGTCATTCTTAAAAGGGCTTTTTGCATACAGCCATATTTTAGTTGTTTCTTTCATTGATACTCCTTTCAAAATAGGAGGGCGAAAACCCTCCCTTAATCTTGCCCTATCTTTCCTTGCCCTAGCCATTTGCCACCCCGTCGTACTTTATGGGGTGCGCTTCCCTCTTTTCCGACAAGAGTTTGAACTTGTTCGCTCTTATCTTGCCAAGTCGTGATGCGACGTTTGAAAAAACCACTAGGGCGGTTTAAGCTCTTAAAGATACCAGCTTTACGGATAGCCCAAGGCTTGAAACTTCTTTTGTTAGTATTATATAGGAAAACACCCACATAGAAATTATTGTTGGGGTACTCGCCGTTTGGATAAGTCACGCTGATATTTAAGGCAGAAGCAGAAGACCGCTCTTCAGCTGGGATGGTGACCGTGAACTCTTGAGAACTTTCCTCGTTCTTAATCACTTCATCGGTTGTATAACCGCTAAAGCTCCAGATAGACCGTCCATTAACTTTAATATCATAGTCTACACGGTAACCAGCATTAGAGCTAACACGCTTAGACCACCAGAATAGAGTCTTAACTCTGATTTTAGCTGTGATAGAGTTGTCTGGATTGGTTACTTCTTCCAGAACCTCTACACTCTCACCCCAAAATCTCATGGAAGCCCAGATAGAAGGGTCATTGTGTCCGTACTGGATATACGTAGTATTTCCATTTGTCATATAACCATAATCGGTATCTGACTTTGAAAATTGCCAAGCGCCTGAATAGGTCTGCGTCCATGCTGGAACTCCTGTGCCAAAATATTCAATATTGGCATTGGTTGATGTTGAAAATTTTAGCTGTAAGGGCATAACTAGATACCTCCTGCAAGGTCATTTTCAGATTGCCCGCTATTCGTACGAATAAAGCTGTTTCCGTCTGGCATGCCACCAAAAATATTAATGTTACCAGTTGCAAGGTTGCGACCTTGAGTAAATCCACCTGTCAAACCACCAGACCAAGCGCCCGAGTTTGTAAGATTATTAATGATTTCTTGTAAAGCGTGGTTAGCTTCATCACCTTTTTCTTTCAAGGTTTGGATTTCTTGTCTGAGCTGGTTGTTTTCTCGAGTGATACGGTCATTTAACTCTTTAACCTTTTCATTAATCTTGTTGTCAAGCTTATTGATTTCAGCTGTTACTTTGTTGTCTAGCTGAGTGATGCGCTCATTCAATCCAGCCACTTCCCTATCGATGCGCTGGTTCACCTTGTTAATTTCATTGTCAATATAAGGCTTGATAATTTTATTATAGTAAATATCAGCCTTTTTATTGAACCAGTCATCCGCTTCTTTACTTTCCATATAACGACGAATTAACAGGGGTACTAGATACTCTAACAGCTCTGTGAGGGCGTTTTTGTAGTCCTCAAATTCGCTCTCCAGTGCCACAAAATCATCAAGAAGCTGTTTAAAGGCTCGTTGTAGCCATGCTAGAAGCTCATAGATAGAGTTAGCGTTATCAAAGCTAGTAGGGATAGAGGGGATAAGACCCCATCGCTCTACCCAATAACTGGAATATCTTCCACGATAGTTCCTGAAAAAATCGTCATGAAATTCTTCTGGGGTCATATTTTATCTCCTTTTTAAATTATTGAGGTGGTTGGAATGGTCTTGGCGGTTCAGATGGATTGATAGGTTCTGAAACAGTAATTTCTGTATCTGTTCCTTGCTCATTATTAATAGCAAGCTGAGCACCTTTTAAATACCCTGTATGGTAAAGTTTTAGGTACAAGTTTGCGTTTTCATCCAAACTTTCTAAACCTTTCAATTTCATTTTAAATTTACCATCTTTAATATAGCATTTAACAGTTAGCATTGGCAAATGGATTTCAGTTTCACCTCTTGCAATAGCCGTAAATGTTGCAAAGTTTGGAGTGTCTTGTAGGGTGATTTCAAGGAAATTTCTGTCATTTTCTGAAAACATATTGGCTTCATGTTCTTCAAAATCGAAAATGTAAGTTTTCGTCCCATCTTCATATTTAACACCATTGATAATAGCAGTAGATACGCCGAAAAGACCGCTTGAGCTTGTCTTAATTCCTTTAATCATTTCAGCGACTTTTTCAAGCAACTTAGCAGATGAAAACGCCAAGCGTTTTGGCTCTTTGGTAACTGTGAGGTATTCATCCCCCACCGCGTCAAACCCTGTCAAATCGTAGTTAAGAGAAGCAACTTTTTGCTTATTCGGGTCTGCTCCCTCGTTACTCTCTGAAATGCTGATGAAAGGAATAGCAGATACAATAGAGTTGATTTTATCCTTGTCAGCGTTCAAAATCAAGTCTGTATCTCCGTTTTTGTCCTGAGACAAATCAGCAAGACTTTCCTTACCCTTGATTGTCAAGGATTGCAACCCTTGATGTCGTTGAAATTTAATCCATGAGTGGATGCCACGAACAATTTTAGTAGTTTTTACCATTTATTTTACCTCTTTTTCTGTGTTGATTTTAATTGAATTTGGGTATAGTTTTTTAAGCTCTAAAAAATATCCAAAAACTGCTAGAAGGTTACTAAACAAGAATTGTTTAGCTACCCTTTGTTTATCAATGACAATAAGAGTATAACCATACTCTTTTTTATAGTCACTTACCAATTTACTAAAAAATAGTTGGATAATATCTAAAACAGTTGAAACACGGGCGCAAGACTGGTCTGTGTCGTCTCCATGTCCTGTAACCTCAATAGTTACATTCTTTCTTGTTTCAGAAAAATTAATCATTATCATAGATGCTCATGTCCTCTTTCCGCTGTCATAATCGTTCGTGGTACTCCCTTATTATCATTGCTTACATTGATTTTAAAGGAAGACCAGTCAGCAAGTAAGTTCTGCCCATCAATTAAAACCCTGTTATCTTTTAATTGTTGGATGTTCATTTGATAGTTGGGCGTTACAATAACCCCATTGTCCCAATGTGTCAGCTCGTTGACAAGTGGGATACGTGAAAAGTAATTGTTATCATCAATCACCCGACCAAAGCCTTTAAGCTTGCTCTTACTGGTTAGCTTCTCATAACTATAATAGCTACCTACGATTTTAAAGCGAATATGTGAGAGCGCTTTTAGTGAGATTGGGTGTTTGAAAGTCTTGCGGATAGACCAAACAGAGCCATCTTCCCAACTCTCAAAATGGTAAGAGATTGGTTTTAACTTGAGCCACAACTTAGATAAATTGCCTAGTCGCTTACTTGTTACATGGATATAATAGATGTCTTCTGGGTCGAACTCAAACCCCTGAAAGTTGAAAAGGGTTAATTCTTCCAGCATACTATCATATTTTAGTATTTTAGCGCTTGATAAGTCTTTCATCTTTACTCCTTTCTAAAACACCTGCAAAAATAGCTTGTCGCAAATATTGAAAATCTGGAATTGGATGTCTACCAGTTCAGCGTTATTCTGCAAGCGTTCAGCAAGGCTTGAACCACTCCAACCTGAAACATTGCTTTTGGTGTCTGCTTCGTTTTTTTGGTGATTTTCTACCAGATTATCAGCATATTCAATCGTTCCATATTTAGGCGTGAAAAGGATTTCTTTGCGCTCCTGTGGTGAGGTGTTTGCGATTTGCAAGGCTTGCCCGTTCCCTGTCTGATTTCCCACCGTGTCAATATCCATAGATTTGTTTAAATCCTTGATTGACTTGTTTCTTATTTCAGCTAGATATTTAAAGAGGTTGAAACACTCATTATTTAAGGTTTCTTCAAGTGCAATCTGGAAGCGTGCGAAAGTCTCCAACCCAATTTCCCGATTATAAAAGTGTTTGCAGAACTCTTTCTTGAACTCGTCTGAAACACCGTTTACAAGGTTCATGTTTTTGAAAATCTCGTTATAAGTTGCATCTATAATTGTGTTATAGTGCAAAAAATCCCCATTTTCATCAATCGCCAATCCATCCAGTAAACCCGTTACAGGATTTCTATACCTTGATTTTAGAAAGGTTGCAATGGTCGCAGTCGTGTTAGTCTGGGTCAATGATTGTGCCCTCCTGTTCTGCTAAATCTAGCGCCACCTTATCCAAATTGAATTGCTGGATAGTTTCCGCTGGCTTGACTGAAATATCTAAACCGTAGCATTTATTAATCAAGTCAACCGCTTTCCGTCGTGACTTCCAGCCCACTTCAATATTAGCTGAGATAACCCCATTATTTGAAATGGCTTCTGAAACTACTAGGCGCTCTTTCTTGTCACTAGGGTTGTTGTTGATACCGATGAAAGTTAATAACTGATTCATCACCCTGAGTTTTTCATCATGCAATTTGTCCAAAAGAAATGGGGCATCCGTCCGAAAAACTTGGATATAGTCTGAAAGCTGTTTAAAGCTGTCTTGTCCGTCTTTGTCTTTCTGCTTGTTCAGATAGACAACTGGCTCAAAATTTGCAATCTTGTTAAAAATGTTTTTCATAGATAAAACGTTCTGATTATCTACAAAGATGAAATAAGGTGTGATTTGTGCATTTCTGTTTAGCTGGATTGTCAGCTCAATATCAGCCAATTTCTCACAAAATAAGCCTAGGTATTCGATATAAGGCTGATAAAAATTGTTATTCGGGATAACGATACAAGGGTTCTTAATTGCTCTTGTATCGTCCTTACGCAATTCTTCAATCACCTTAAAATCATTTTTAGTATAAACTATTTCCATATCTTTGAAATAGGTTGCACTAGAAGCGTTGACTGGCTTGTAAGTCAATGGTTGGTCATAGTGGTTCAAGCGTTCGCCACGTGTTCCGCCTTGGGCTACATATCCTAGCATATCATCATGAAAAAATGCTACGTGACCATTTTCAAGCAATTTTCTTTCCAAAAACAACTCGTCAATGTCATTCGGCAAGTTCTCCCATGTGAAATAGTTTACAATGATATTATAGAAATAATTGAAATAAAAATCAAAGAAAGCTCGTCTGTTTCGCTCTACGGTTTCTTTGTTCAACTCAATTTTCCCTAAATGTTTTTTACATCTTTTTTTTCTTTGTTTTTTCCCATATGAAAAGGGGGGGGGCGGGTCTCCCCCCCCCCCTGAAACTTACTTTTTATTCTAAATACCCGTCTATTAACCATAAATCATACGGTCTTCCGGATACATAAGGTTTACATATTTTAAAGGGTAACCCTATTTCATCTATGATTTTAACCAAATCTTCTAAAGAATGAACTTCTAAATAGATAAACGGATTTCCAGATTCTATATCTGTAACATATTCAACCTTACCAATCTTTTCTAAAGATTTATGATAATGTTGGTATGTTTCTAACTCTTCAAAATATTTTGCTGAATAAATAGTAAATTTCATTATTCCCCTTCCGTATACCAGAAATGAATATTTTCAAAAAGTGACAAGCTAGTCAAATAGTGATGGTGATAGAAATAATTATAGGTAAGGTTGCGAGGGTTGCGGATGGCTTCCATGTGCAAAAGTTTGTCCTTATTAATAATTGATTTTGCAGAAATGAGGAAAGCAACTGGTTTCCGTCCGTTGTTTGCTCCTTCACCTGTGAACTTCTCAAAATCATCCACTACGATAGTTCGAGCAAGTACGCTTGCTTTGTCCATGTTGAAAGCATTAGCTAGAAGCATATCCAAATGAGTGGAGAACTCAGCTGAAATGACAAGGTACTGGTCTTCAATCGGTGTCATGTTAGGAACACCAACCGGGTTGTTGAAAGTCGTACGACTTGGAATTGTGAAACGTTTTGACAAGTTGATGAGAGACTGGTTAAAGTCTACGACAAAATCGCTCTTAGTTTCGTCAATCTTCGTACCTGAAACTGTGATTTGCTTCTTAGCCCCCTTAAGGTCAGTATAAGCGACCTCGGCAAGAGATTTTTCAAGCACTCCCTTGATGGCTTGGTACTCGTCAAGTGTATCAGATGAAAGCAAGCTTGTAAACATTTTGTCGATGAACTCGTCAAACGCCATGTCAGAAACAAAGGCTTTTTGAATCCATGCACGCTCAAAGGTGCGCTCATAGAAATTCTCGTTGTTCAAAGTATGATAGAATACTTCGATGTCTGTGTCTGCAAATTTGAACGGGCTAACGTCTGATTTTGAATTGTACTTTTGTTTCTCAGCTGGGTGCACATAGATTTCTTGCAAGGTGTCCCCAAACTCAAAAGTTTCAGACTTGAAAATAGCAAGAGGATTTTCATAAGAAAGAGCCTTGATAACAGTAGAGCCAATGCGGTTCACAAGATGGGTGAAAAACTCGTTTGCGTGCTTCTCAAAGTCCTGATAAGGAACTGTCGCATGGTTAATGCGTGCGCCCTCAAGAACGGGAATGTCTGCCTGATAGTCCGCTGTCGCTCGGGTGCGGATTGAGTTCAATAGGTCAATGTTTGTTACGTTTTTACCACTCATACCTGATAGATATGAGGTAATTTTGTTTGCCATGTTTACTCTCCTTCCTCAACTACGTTTTCGTGGTCGATGTTCATTTCTACGCCCTCAACTTCGCTGGCTGGGTCTTGGGCTGGGTAGTTTGGTACTTCTTGGGCTGGTGTGTCCGCTGGCATAGTTGCTGGTGGTGTCACTTCAGCGACAGTTTCTGGCTCATCCTTTAATGCATCTAGTGCATTGTTAGGATACCAGTTTACAGATTTTGAAAATGGTTTCATTTTGTTTTTCCTTTCTTTTTTAAACAATAGCATTAATGGCTGATACTACGCTCATGTCTTCTTGCGCCTGTTTCATAATGTCATCTTGTGCGCCCAAACGGCGATACAGTTCGTTATTTGCTGAACGTAATTCACCGTTTTTCTTGTTCAAGCGCTCCACATCTTCATTTAAGACTGAAACAGTTAAATCAACTTCACCCACAAAGGTTTTAATATCCATTAAATCCGCTGTTAGGCTCTCTATTTCTTCATCGTTGCCGACTTTAGAAACAGCACTGTTTAGAATTTCTAAACATTCCTGTGAGGTCATGGCTGACCCTCCTTTCATTTTTAAGAAAAGTATATCATACTTGACGAATTAAATCAAGTATGATATAATGATTTTGTAAGGCTTTTCAAAAACTATCTAGTGCCGAGTAGATGGTTACACCTCAAGGGGTGCTATTCGGTGCGAGCCATTCTAACCAACTGGCTTTTTAGTTTCTGAAAAAAGCTTTATATCTAGCGCTTTCCAATTGGAAGGCGCTTTTTATTTTGCAAACAATCCAGCAAATGGGTTGACTGGTTGCACTTCTTCGAGAGTTGCTGTGTCTTCCATCATCAAAGCGTTAAGACGGAAAAAGTCGTTTCCATTATCGCCACCTTCTACAAACATGATAGCTACGTGTACGGGTTCTTCTGTTTTGTAGTTCGGCGTTTTCTTGACTGTGATTTCCCCTGTCTCTTGGTTAACGTCTTCATAAGATACCCCAAAGTTCACTTCTTCAAACTCTGTTTCGCTTGTGAAAATTTTCACATTTTCAGTTGCCTTTACGATAAAATATGGCTTAGATTCAGGGTCTTTCTGTGTGTCTGGCGTGTAGAGTTGCAAACCAAAATCAGAAAGTTTTTTGCTATCTTCTTCGGTCGCTGGCACAAGATAGATAGTTTTTGTAGCTTTCTTTTGCTTGTACTTGCCATCAGATTTATTTGATGTTGCTGTGATAGTTGCCTGTGCTACAACTGTATCAAAATTTTCATGTTTTGCTTGTTTTTTAGCCATTTTGTTTTTTCTCCGTTGATTTTAAAAATTTTAAAGGTTGGATAATAGTTTTAATATTGTCTAAATCATTTAAACGATTTTTAGATTTTTCAAAACTATCATAGAGTTCATTAGATGAAATAGAGTAAATTTTATTTTCATCTAAAAATTTGCATAGATTGTAAAAAGCATTGATAGAAATTTTATCAAATTCTTTTGAAACAAATTGATAAAATTTCATAATGTAATCAAAATCTTCATAGGCATAATTCGCCTTTAAAAAGGTTTTTAGAAAAATGATATTTTTTGGAAGATTGCTTGACTTTTGGAAATAATAACCTTTCTTATTCTTGACCTGTTGAGTTCGTAGCAACTTTTTGCAAAAATCGCAATAAATATCCAAGATAAAAGAGTCATACCAAATAATCGGTTTCTCTGATTTTGAAAGTGGTTTCATAAATGAGAGTGCCCCCTTTGATTTGTTTGCTGGCTCGTTTACCCTCAAAAGTTGCGCCAATGACAAAGTTATCAAAGTTTATTTTTTCCTTTATCTCTGGTGTCATACCAGCGCCCTTAACGTCGAGGTGAGTTGACCCGTCTTCTTGTATGAGTTCTTCTATATAGAGCTTTGAGCGTAGATATTTTGCCTTTACAGCTCTACCCTCGTGCGCCCACTTGCCGAACTCCGAGGGGTCAATATCAAGGACAAGACTATCAGAATGAAACAAGTGCAAGCTGTCTGTATCTGCATATAAGAAGTTATCATAGTTTTCTTGTGCATTAGATATAATAAAGTGGCGGGCTATTGAGGTTACGAATAGCGCAACGGGTGCATAAACAGGTTGTACTTCTTCTTCATCGTCATTCTTAAAACGTAGAATTCCCTTATCATCCAAGCTTGCTATTTTCTTAACTGAAACAATTTTAGCACCAAATTTCCCATAAAGAGAATTGAGCATGATTTTTGCTTTTTGTTTCTCTGCTGGGCTTTGAGCATTTTCTTTCTTAAAACGATACGTAGTTATATAATCGTCAAACAAACCTTTTTCAGTTTGAAACTCAAGCGTTTCAATATACATGATGGTACTGTCATAATGTTTCAGAAATAAATCAAGGTCAAAGTTAGTCAAATAAAGGTCGATAACTTCGCTATTTGATGTTGTCACATAGTCGCTAGTACGTACACCGATGCGCAAGGCATCCAATTTTCTTTTGACCTGTATTGTTGGGAGATACCCCCGTTTTAAGTCAAAATCTGCTTTGACATGGTAGATATAATAGCACCCATATTTCAGCTCTTTAGGTCTTCCCTTATATCGCTTCGGTAAGCCAATCGGGAGGGCATTTTGTAGCATCGTAGCAGGGTACATACTGTTAATATCGTATATGTCTATCAACTGCTCAAGCGTGCGCCCTTGAGTTTTGGGGTTGGCAAATGTCCAGCCCCCTCGGTAAGCTTTACGGCAAAAATCGTCTACTTTTTCGTCAAGAATTGGGAAAAAATCTCTGAACTTTCGTTTTGACTTTTTGAAAATCCGTTTAAACTCTGTAAGCGCTTCACTTGCTGAAGTATATTTTGAAAAATTTTCCTCGTAGTACATGGCATAGATTCCACGTGCAAGGATAGCAACGTCTGTATGGATGTATTCCACCCATTCGGGCTTAATTTCCTCTGGCTTAGAGTTTAGCAAAGGCGTTGTACCTTTAGCGATTGGCATTTTGAAAAGACCAGCCATTGTAGCGATTGAAAAATTCAGAATTTTCAGACTATCCCTAAAAGTTAGCGTAAAATCTGGAAACTCAAGAGTAATAGAATACCACACACCCATATCATTGATAAAGTAAGTGCATTCTATATCATTGTTAAGAAAGAATGATAGCAAGAAAGACCCGTCAAATTTGAGGTTATGAAAGAAAATAATATAGTCATCCTCGCCCGTTTCAACGTAAGTCTTATCTAAGTCAAGATAGAGAGTTTTTAGAAAATCTTCTATACTAGTGTTGACTTTAAAAGTGTCTAGCTTGTCATAATCAATGACTTTCGCAAAGCATGAAAGCCATACCTCCGTTTCATCCTTGTTCGTAGTAGTTTCAAAGTCTCCAGCGTAGTAGCAAGTCACTTTTTGGCTCGTTTCTTGCGCCTACTCATGTCGCTGACAAATTGCTTGGAAAACTTATCCACATTTTCAAGAATTTCACGCGCAAGGCTATCCTGAAACTCAAAGGCTGTGTCTTTACCGTCTGTGTCAATAAAGACCATGACGTTATCAAATGAAACCTTGTCAGATGCTCCACCCGTCAGAAACGCTCCAAAGTTGTTGGCGCTCATTCTACGAATGCGAGAAATCATGGACTTAAAGGCTTTCTCTTGTGCCTTATTTCCAGCTTCTCTAGTATTGTAGTGCATTTCCTCAAGGGCTGAGATATAGCGCTCCTTGGCTTCCCTATCACGCTGAGAACGATAGTCTTTGACCTCTTTAGCTGAGTGAAAACGGTTCAAGTCAGAACGCTGAGAGTTGCGAAAGCCTTGAGTCAGCTTATCAACTGAAAACTTATCACCATACCACGCTTTAGCCTTCTTGACATAGTCGCTAGTGTAGACATGGTTTCCGAAAACTTGAGTACGACCCTTGCCTTTAATCTCCTTATAGGCTCTTTCTAGTGCCTTGTCGCTCATTCCTGAGAAATCCCAGCGACCACCTAGAAAGGCTTTTATTTCTGCATTAGATGCACCTTGACGTTGTAAGGTTCTTTTCTTCCTTGTTAAATAGTCCCGCTGTACCTTCCTTTGTTTAGGAGTTAAAGCCATTTACTAACCCTCCTTTTCTTCGTCTTGCCTTTCTTCCCCGTATTCAAGAGCAAGGGAAAATGGAATAGAAGCTGTAAAAGCTTTATACTCATAATGCTCAATCTCAATCGCAAGATAATCTTTAAACTTGCTTTTAAGATAGTTTTCAATATAAGGCAACTGTCTACGCTGGTTAATTGTGAGGGTTTCAGTTGTAACAGAAACCTCTCCATCTTTATTTTTATAAAGATTAAAAGTAACCTGAGTAACATTAAACCTTACTTTGATAGGTGTATCTGTCAATTTCTTTTTTCTCCTTTCTTTTAAATTTGCTTTTTACAATTAAGAAAATAAACATTATTTATTTTCTTATTTAAGTCTACCACAATTAAAAGAATTTTGCAAGTGATAAACTTAATAAGAAAGTAAAATTTTAATTAAATTCTTTCTGATACTAAAATATCATAATTATAAGTGCACATTTTACCAATACGATATTCTTTTTTATTATGTTCGTAAATGAAAGTTTCTATTATATCTTTTGCGCCCTCGTCGTCTTTTATGAAAAAAGTTTGATAAAAGTTAGAGCCATCATATAATGAAAATTTAACCGTTAATTTTGTCATTTTAGTTCCTTATCTGTCAATAGCTTTATTTAATTTATAATCTCTATGTTTAACCATGAAATCAATGAAAGTGTTTGTTTCTTTATCTCTATTAACGAAAACCACGCTATCAGCAGAATAATAGATAAACATCAAATCATCCGTAAGGTCTTGATAGTAGTAAGTATTGTAAAAATCTTGCTTCTCAATTCTTCCACTATCCACTAACAACTTAATAAGAGTTTCAACCTTTTCCCAATTTTGAGCACTGTTTGCTTTTGCTAAAATTTCACGTTTTTTCATTTTCTTTACCTCTTTCTTTTAACTGTAACCATTATAGCATTTCTTAAAATGCTTGTCAAGTGTTTTGTTAAAATATTTTTAAATTATTTTTAAAGATAGGTTTTGTTCCTTTCTTTATGATACTAGTATACCATTTTGTAAAATATTTGTCAAGAGATTTTTTAAATTATTTTTAAATAATTTTAGAAAGTTTTTCCTTGACATTTTTCTAAATTGTGATATAATAATTATAGAAATAGAAAGGAGTGATAATAGATAGAAATAGAATAGTGATTTTAAAAATGAAAATATTTGAAAATGCAAATGCTCTTTCATTCTGTTTTGAAATTTCCAATTGGGGAATTTTGTAAAAAGGGGTGGGGGAGCACACCCCCCCCGGGGGCTAAAGGCTAGCAATGAGGAAGTGACT